ATTGAGCTTCTTAACAGGAGACTAGGTAAAGTCCCCCAACAGGTCCAGGTTGATATAACAGAGAAGATACAACTCACAGGTGACCAGTGTGATGCCCTAATTGAGCGTTTTAAGCTTGCTGAGAGGGCGTTGTTGACAAAAGGTGATATAATAGAGGGAGAATTCAAAGAGGAGGGTATTACAGATGTATAAAGACAAAGAGAAGCAGCGAGCTAGTAACAAGGCAAGTGCAAGGCGTTACAGGAAAGGTATGACGCAGGGTATGACGGAGGGTATGATGGAAGACGGCTCTAGCAAGGATATTATCTCTCCCGCTGCGATGGAGCTTGTGAGGTCGGGCGAGCTGAAGTTTAGCAAGTCTGCCCAGGCAAAAGGAAGATTACCACTTAGTTAGGAGGGAATATGACTAGGAAGGAATTAACAAAGATGCTTGAGGGCATTATCAATCACTCTAATGGTCACATCATTGAGGGAATTTGGCTACTACTGGCTCTCTCTTCTTCTAACAAACATCAACAACAACAACACCCATACCAATAAAAACAACAATGACGAGTGACGATAAACCTTGTTCATGTAACGACAGGTCTAAAATTGAAAATAGTGTTTATGTAAAGTTATAAACTACTCTCCAGAATAGAGTTTGACTTACTTTACATAATTAAGCGGGTAGGACAAATGGTTAAGTCGTTAGCCTCATAAACTAGAGGACTGGGTTCGACTCCCAGACCCGCCACCATGCCGCCTTAGCTCAGTAGGCAGAGCAGATTTAAAACAATGAGTAATCAAACTAATCGCTTAATAAACTTATATGGCAAATGGGAGGAACAAGGGTAAAAGCACGAGGCGCAGGTAAACATCAGGTCGCAGGTTCGATTCCGTGCAGGTGGCTCCACAGCTTCGTGGTGTAGCCAAGAAAAATGCTTTAAATGTGTGAAGCAATGGCTAGGAAAGACTAAAAAACGCACACCAGCCCAACTAACTCTAAAATCAGGATTATCTATTATGTAAAGGAGAATAACAATGACTATAAAAATAAAGCCTCAGAATTATGTAACTGAGCCATTACTAGAAGAGGCAAGGGAACTAAAAGAATCTGTAGATGATTCTGTGCTAAATGGGTTTAATGATTCTCAGCTTTGGTATCTTTACCTAGCATTACGTAGAATTAACCTAGTTCCTGAACTAAAAGGTGGCACGGATATTTTGGCATCCTATATTCAAGATTATGGTGTGAGGCTAAGAGATTGGTGTAAGTAACCCTAAAATCCGAAATAGTGTTTATGTAAAGTTATAAACTACCAGGAACTAATCAGAAAACTAGGAACGATAACATACTGGCGTAGGGCAGGTATGTATTTTAGTTTGATACACATTATATATACAAGAGCAGGATACCCGATTATGTGCGTAACTGTTTTCGGGATGAACTAATGATTAACGAAGAACGTTTTACGCAAGACGAACTCAAGAAGCTATGGGAAATCAGGAAGGAATACAAAGCGGGGAAATTGAGTGAAAATGGGGGGAAGAAGGGTTGATGGAAGAACTCCCAATAGAAGAACAAATAGGACAAAAGATAGATAATGGGCTATCAAGAAGCACAATCTCAAATTTTTAATTTAGTAAACTACATACCGACTGAGGCACAACAGTTAATACATCAAGACCAGACCAGAAATAAACTGATAGCGGGTGGTGAACGAGGCGGGAAGTCGAAGGTTAACTCCAAGGAACTTTTAGGTCATTGGTATACTGATGTTGCCCCTCAGAAGAAGAAGGCTTTATACTGGCTATTAGGAAATGACTACGCAGCCTGTAAGGGCGAGTGGGATTATGCGGTAGAGGATTTTACCAAACTAGAGATACTCGCTGCCTCTCCGTCTAAGAACATAGACCCTGGCGAGATTCTTCTACAAGACGGAACGAGGATAATCACTAAATCCGCAAGGTATCCTGAGAAGATAGCAACCGAAGCACCAGACGGGATTCTGATATGCGAAGCTGCTCAGGTTGATTATGAGGTCTTTTTAAGGGCGTGGTCACGGTTAGCGGAAAAAAGAGGCTGGCTGTGCATGGCGGGAACTTTTGAGGAAGAAGATTATGTAGGTTGGTATAGAGAATTATACGGACTAGGACAGTCCTATAACGAACTGGGAATACAGTCCTTTTCTCTTCCAAGCTGGGAGAATACCTTTATTTTCCCAGGTGGGAGAAACGATCCTGAAATCCTGAGATTGGAAGCGGGAATGACCACAGAACGATTCCAAGAACGATTCGGTGGCGTTCCCTGTCCTAAGACTGGAAGGGTAGTAACTGAGTTTGCTAACGCTATTCATGTCAAGGATTGCCCCTTTGATAAAAACCTACCAGTAGAGCTAACAGTAGACCCTGGATATGCTGGAGCTTATGCCGTGTTAGCGATACAGGATTTAGGGGAACAAATTGCTTTAATTGATGAGATTTATGTTCAAGGTATAGTGACGGAAGATATTATCTTAATAGCAAAGAAGAAACTATGGTGGGATGCAGTTATAGGTGGAGCGATAGATATAGCTGGCAAGCAGCATCAAGCGATGGCTGCTCCTGTTGAAGTATGGCTTTCCGAGGGGGTGAGTTTAAGAAGTAAGAAAGTCAACATCGAGGACGGCATTGACTTGCTAAGAACACACCTAAAGCAACATCCAGTGTCGGGCAAGCCTGGGATTTTGGTAGACCCTAAATGTCGAGGGTTTATCTCTGAATGTGGAGGAGGGAAGCCGCCTGTAGAGAATGGTGGTATATGGATGCGGAATAAAGACACATTGAAACCCATTGAGAAAAACAATCATGCTTGTAAGGCATTGATTTACTACTTGGCGAATAAATATGGTTATGTAGGCACAAGGAAAATGCCCTCTCCATTGAAATGGGCAGGACAAAAACCACAGCCGACTTTCGTTAGGACTTAGGAGAATATATGGCGAAGAAGAAAACAGAATTAGCAGTAGAGCAAATTAAAGATAGATTCAAGTCATACGAGAAATACTACAATCAATTACATCGAGACCAAAAGGACATAGACGATTATTATGAATTAGTCTATGATGCCAATGTACCCAAGAATTACCCAACTCGTATGCCTCCTACGGCAAGAAACTGGGTAGATGTTGGGGTAAGGCATTTTACACTAGACAACCCAAAGGCAAAGGTATTTCTAAGAAATGATAACGATACAGCCAGAGACCAAGTTGCTATTTTAGAGACATTCTATAACTTCTGGCTCAGGCAGGACGTTCGCAAGATTAAAAGAGCTGCCAGGAAACTCCTTAAAAGGGGAGAGATATTCCTTAAAGTTAATATGGATGATACCTATTTTGGGAGTGATAGCGAAGAGAGATTATTTCACTTCCCCTTATTTTTAACTATACCCGACCCAATAAATACATTCGCCTCGCCAGCACATAACGGATTAGTACCTAGCGATGTTATTGAAAGTTTTAATATAACGGTAGCAGAGGCTCAAGCGATGTGTGAGAGGAATGGGTGGGCTTGGAAAACCACGAAGGCACCAGATAAGACTGTTAAGTGGTTTAGCTATGTGGGTTCAAGGGAGAGGTACTTTTCGCTAGATGACGAACCTGTATTAACGCCTGCGGTGCAACCTAACATTTTAGGCTTTTGTAACTATGTTCATATTGATGCTGGAGCAGGAGACGATAACTACGAGGGTAAGCCTGAGTATTTGTTTCGTTCTTTAATATGGGCACAGAGAGATATGCTCAAGATGGAAGTCAGGACTTTATCAGCGTTAGATGCTATCAATGCTCGATACGCTTGGCCTAGATACAAAGCTATACTCGCAAGTGCTGATGATGCTGTACTCAAGCGATTATATCCAACTGGTGCAGTTCCTACTGACCCTGAACAGTGGTTATTAGAGGTTCAAGACCAATTAAAGATTGAAATCCAGCAAGGGGAGCAACCCCCTCCAGGGTTATTCGAGCAATATGCTCTTCTTCAAGCTCAAGCCTCACCTCCCGCAGTATTATCTGGCATTAGACCTGCTGGAGTTTACAGCGGGCAACATCAAGAGGATTTAATGGCTACGGCAAAGCCTATTTACAAAGATGCGTTTAAGAATTTAGAGGATGCCTTGTCCGTTGCTATGGGTATGGGGGCGAGAATCATCGAGCAGGTTTACAAATCCGATGTTGAAATTAAGAATTTTGCCTCTGATACTAAAGGATACAAGCGAATATCCCCGACTGACATTAAGGGACATTATGATTGCGAGGTTCAACTATTAGCAGAACCGCCAGAGGCTACTGATATGAGGAAGGCACTAGGTAAAGCTCTAAGACAGGCTGGCTCGATAAGCCACAAGACGGAACTTAGGAATTACCATGATATGTCTGAACAGGAAGCTGATGACGAGCAAGCCCAGATAAATGCCGAAGATATTATGCAAGAGCCAGCAGTCAGGGCAGTTATAGCTAAAGATTCTATGTCTAGGTTAGGCATGGATAGAGAACTTGAAATTCTCGAAGAGGCAGAGCAGGAGGAAAAGCAGAAAGTAGTGAAGGGCAAGCCACCGCCAAGGCAAGGTGAAGGAGTGAGTATGGCTGGCGTGAAAACACGGGGGCGAGTTTCACCTGAACTAGGAACATCAACTACGCCACAAGAAGGAGAAGTGGGACAGGAGTTAGCGACATGAACATAGCAACTAATTCTATGGAAAAACTAACTGGAATGCTTCGCAATACCGATGCCAAGCTAAAAGAGATGGGGAAAATCCCCTATGGGGTAAAGAAAGCCACAAAAAGGGAACAGCGAGATATGTTTGAGAATCTGACAGAAAGCAAACTCATTGACTTAGTGGAACGATATGGCGAAGAGAAAGTCAATGCTTGGCTGAATAAATTTATGCCCAAGGAGGGAGACAATGCCTGATTGGAGTGATTGGAAATCCGCCCTAGCAGAACGAGAAACTGGAGCAGAGACACGGGCTAGAACATCACGGGAACTTTTATCGTTGGGCACTCACGGGTATATGCAAAGGTATCCTGAAATATATGACCCTTCGTGGAAACCCGAAGATTATAACGTTAAACAGGCATCCGAGGTTATGGCTCGATGTGCGTTTGCATCAAGCATGGAAGAAATCAGGGCAGCCCAGAGAGATTTAAGTGTACTTTCTACACAATTCACTGGCCCTGAGTCAACTTATATCAGGTGGGTAATAAACAACCGGATAAATCAGTTACACACTAAGGCTGAGAATTTAAGGGCTACCACCTTTGGTTGGAATCAGGGTAGGACTACGAAGTTCGAGCCTGAACCTCCACCCATACCAGATTGGATGAGGGAATACATGGAACCCTCCATGCCTGCTGGTGAGCCATCAAGGTTTAGAGATATTTTGGGGAGAGGTCG